GGTGTGTACATTACATTAGAGTTAAGTGAAGGACTGTGTGCTATGCGTATTGACAGTATGATGACTAATACAGCAAGCAATCAGATCTTTAAGAACTTAGATGATGTTGAAATGAAAGTCAAACTAGTTGGTAAGAAGTCAGGCAAGTTACAGATTAAATATTTGCCAGCACAATCAAATGTTAATGACATTAGAGCGTACTTAAAAGAGTTAGAAGTACAAACAAAAACTAAAATATCCTGGTTATGTATTGATTACTTAGATTTGATTATGCCTGTGAGTGCTAAGGTAAGCCCAAATGATTTATTTGTTAAAGACAAGTATGTATCAGAAGAACTACGTAACTTAGCAAAAGAACTAGATATTATATTTGTGACGGCCTCACAGTTAAATCGTGGAGCAGTAGAAGAAGTAGAATTTGATCACAGCCATATTGCAGGAGGTATTAGTAAGATTAATACTGCTGATAACGTGTTTGGTATATTTACAAGTCGTGCAATGCGAGAAAGAGGAAGATATCAGATTCAATGTATGAAAACTAGGTCAAGCTCAGGTGTAGGTAGTAAAGTTGACTTAGAATTTAACTTAGAAAGTTTAAGAATCACCGATCTAGGTGAAGAAGAACAGTCATCGGGTTATTCACAGCAAGCACCAAGTGACTTAATGAAGTCAATTAAAACTACTACTACGGTAGGAGAAAAGCCATTAGACGAACCTACAGGTGATCAACCAAAGGTCACAGGCGAAGTGCAGAGTAATAAACTAAAACAAATGCTCAATCAGATTAAATCTCAATAATGTGTTTCTTTAAGATACGATAAATACTATCACTAACGGAAACCTAACTTATGCAACGTAAAACAAAAAGTATTTTAGATGAATTGAGCTCAATGCACATTAGCAAGGACAAAAATCACTTAGTTGAGAGTCGTGCTAATAACATTATCCAATCAGCAATTAATATCTTTGAACAAATAGATAGTCTTTATACTCGTGAAGCGGCAGAAGATTTACAGCGTAAGTTTGTTAACGCAATTAAATCAAGAGACCCTAAAAAGTTTGCTCGTTCAGTGAGACGTAAAGATGAAGATTAATGAAATAATTCAAGAAGGGCCGTTCGACGGCGTCAAACAACTTGCCACAGACTATAAAGTTCATCAGATGGGTGAGAAAGCTGTCAAGTTATGGAAAAAGCACCTAAACAGGTTAGAAGCAAAAAACAATTATGAGCCTCTTACTTCAGCACAGCTTGAACAAAATTTCCTTGCTTGGGTAGACAGTACTCTGTTAGGAAAGTATAGTATATCAAGTGTTTCTAATGATTTTAAACAGACGATTAATGCGTATAAGACAAAAGTTGGGCAAAAGCCTAGAGACAACATATTATTAAAACAAGCACTTTCGACTATCATTGACGGCTCACGTAAGTTAGGATTAGCAACAACAGATGCGTCAGCAGGTGGCGTACCAACAGCAAAAGATTGTACAGTAACTACAGCAAACAATAAATTAACTGTTTGCGGAACAGAGATTAATCCAGTTACAGATAAAGAAACTTTTGACAAGCTAAACAAATTATTATCGCAACAAGGAAAAGCCTAATGGAATTATTCGAAGGCGGGAATGTATTCAAAGGCGAGGATGGTAATCCACTAACACAAAGAATTAATCTTGTTGATGTTAAACCTACTGTCCAGTACTTAGAACAACTATCTGGCTTGCCTTTATTAGATAATATGTTAGGCTCAACAGGCAAGAAACCTACATCCGGTGATTTAGACCTAGCAGTTGATGCTAGCAAGCACACCAAAGATCAATTATATAACACACTAAAATCAAAAGGTATAGAAGTTACTGACCTGGCTAAGTCCGGGGATTCAGTACACTATAAATGTCCAATCAGCGGCGACCCAATGAAAGGATATGTGCAAGTTGACTTTATGTTTGGTGATCCTAAATGGCAACAGTTTGCGTTAAACGCTTCACCAGATTCAGAATTCAAAGGTGTGCATCGTGCTGTTTTACTAGCCAGTATTGCTAAAGCAAGAGGCATGAAATGGTCATACAAGTTTGGACTAGTATCAAGAGAAACAAATAAAGTTATATCAGCTGATCCAGACGAAATTGCAAAAATACTAATAGGTGGAGTACGCAAAGACCTAGCAAGTGTGGAATCAATTATAGCACAAGCAAGAAAAAACAACGACTACGAACAACTAGTAGGTGATGCAAGAGAATACTTTGCTAGGGATGGATTGCAATTTGAGGCAACTGAAGTTAGTTTAATTGCTAGAACAAGAGATAGAATAGTTAACCTTGGCATGCAAGTTATTACAGAAGCGGCTAGGATAGAACATCCTGAAGATATGATATTTGATGCAGGAGGAAAAGGTGCGTTGCGTGCAGTTAATCAACTCAAACAGCTACCAGCAACAGCTAAAGATATTACAATTAAATGGGACGGCAAGCCAGCAATTATATTTGGGCGTGATCAAGATGGGCGTTTTGTATTAACAGACAAATCAGGCTTTACTGCAAAAGGTTATAATGGTTTAGCTACAAGTCCAGAACAATTAGAAAAAGTTATGAACATGCGTGGTGGTGATCGTACAGAATTAATTAACATGTACAAATCATTATGGGCTCCGTTAGAGGCACAAACACCAAAAGGCATGACAGGTTATCTTAAGGGTGACTTACTATACACTGGTACTCCGGGAAAGCAAGGTAGTAAATATGTGTTTACTCCAAACACTGTAACATATTCAGTTGATGCTGACACTGATTTAGGTAAACAGATTGGAACTAGTAAAGCAGGAGTTGCTATACACACACGTTTAACTGATCCACAAGATGCCGGAACTCCATTCTACGACGTAGAGCAACTACCAACAGGACCTGTATTATTCGTAGGTCCTAAAATGAAAGATACGCCTACGGTAGACATACCAACAGATAGATTAGAACAAATTGAAAAAACAGTTAAAGCTAGTCAAAGTGCTATAGATACTTTCTTTTCACCTAACAACTTGCGTGAGATACAGATGGCAAACTTGCCGGCGTTAATGAAACAATATGCTAACTTTAAAGTTAGAGAAGGCAACTTTGATAACATGGCTGAAAACTTTTTAGCATGGGCAACAACTAAAGTAAGTGAACCTAAAGCACAAAGACTAGAACAATATATTAATAACAATATGAAGATAGTAGAATTAATCTTTTCTATCTTTAAGGCTATTGCTGTTATTAAGACACAGGTAGTTAGAGCGTTAGATCAACAAGGTGGTGGTATAACAGCATCAATAGATGGCGAGTCAGGGCACGAAGGTTATGTAGCCGGTGGACTTAAATATGTTGATCGTTTAAGATTTTCAAAATCAAACTTTGCGAAGAATGTATAATGGACTTTATTAAAGAATTAATTGAATCAAGAATGTATCGTAGACTTGAACAAGTCAAAGGTACTGATGTGGCTACAATAGGCAGTCTAGTGTTTGACCATATGCTAATGTTAAGAGTTTTATATTATATTGATAAAAAGAAAGCACAGCGGTATGCTAAAGATACAATGAAGCAACAAAACTTTAGTGGCTTTAGACAGTCAATGACTGACTTATATAATTTCTTAACACTGGTTATTAGTCAACGTCAATATGCAGATAAGCTATTTAATGATTGGGATATTGTTATTCCAGAATTAAGAATTAAACGTGTTCTACGTGCTGTTGCAGATGGTGAATTAGACGAAAGAGATTATGATTCGTTATTACTATTATTAAGCAGACGTATTAAAAACTTAACCGGAGACCAAATGTGGTTACGTAGACTAGTGCAAGACTGGCAAAAACGTATCAGCAGAATGGACCAGACACAAGCAATGACTCGTATATTACAAACAGTTAGACGTCCTATTAATACTGACTTGTATATGGCATTGCAATCATCAAGTAAAGTAACTCCAACAAATACATAATGGCTAATTGGGCATACGTAATATTCGCTTGTACTATGATAAATGGTGATCCACAATGTGATCCAGAACCTGTATCTATAATCGATAACTTTACTACCGAAACAGCGTGTGTAGTCTTTGCAGTAATGTCTACAACAATGGTCAATAATGATATGATCCAAAAAGGCATTACAGATACTTGGGCAGTGCCATCACAGTGTCAAATTATAGATGGAGAAGCTGATAAATTCTTTGTATATTAATAAACTGTACTTAAAATAGTTGAATATTAGACTAAATAAGTGTAGGGAAAGAATAAATTCCCATATAACTAAGGAGATATTATTATGGCAGTTTTAGCAGGTAAAGGAACAGTTTCACAATCACAAGGCGTAGGTCCAAAAACTTACGTATACGCAGTTGCAACAGGTACACTTACAGTATCTGAAGCATGTGACGCAATCACTACAACTTACTTCGGTACAATCGCGGCAGTTGAAGGCGTTGCAGACGGCAATCACGTTATGGTTCAAGGTGGACCAGGTGGTGCTGAAGCAGTTTCAGGCATTTCACTAGTTGCTACATTCGACGAAGCGTAATTCGAGTTAGACTAGTACTAAATTAAAGAACCCTACTTTTTTTAAGTGGGGTTTTTTATTGGGTTAAATATCTATATGGAACAACAAGAATTGTTTGA